TTACTCATTTTTTACCTCACTTTCTGTCTTTTTCTGTAAAATATCAATAGCCTTGGTGATGACTGCCGGGAGTGGTAACCCCATAAGACCCGCATTTTCCACAAGGGAAATTGTTTCATTGGCAATGAACGCAATAATTACTGCATCCCTGATGTAATTTGTGCCAATGACAAGATCAAGGCGGTATGCAACCAGTACAAAAATCAGGGTCATGCACTTTCTGCAAAGACCTTTCCACCCCGCCTTGCTTTCAAGTGAACCTGTGTCTGTCTTGGGACTGTTCTTGAATACCCCCGCAACAATCAGACCTGAAATATAATCAAGTCCCATGAAAATCAGAAGGGTTGCAAGTCCCGCATCCCAACCACCAAAAAAAGATGCGATTGCTGAACCAACCACACCTAATACACTGCAAATAGTCTGTTTCATTTTCTCTGTCCTTTCTGAACATAAAAACAACCGCTTGTGACCTCATATAATGGTCATATAGCGGTTGTTTTTGTTCCTGTGATAATTTCCTTGTCTGTTGATTACTCTGCTAATTCAGGGCAATCAAGGTCAATCAGAACTTCCTTCACTTTGTCCTTGATTTTCTCAGGTACATCAGCAAAGGTTTTCTTGCCCTTAATGATAAGGGTTGCATAGATCACTGCCATAGATTCCACATCCTTTCTAAATAAAATTTTTATGATAAACTGAAACAACATCAGTTACCACCTTCTGCCAGTTCCGGGTGTCCTTCATCAATAAGCACCTGTTTGACTTCATCCTTGATCTTGTTAGGAACATCATTGATTGACTTCTTACCCTTGATGATAAGTGCTGCATAAATATTTGCCATATTCTCACCCCTTCCTTATGCCATCATTTCATAAATTTCACACATGGCTTCCTGTGCCTGTGTCATCTGATCTTCCAAGGATGTGTTCCTGTCATCAATCATTTTGATGTATTCATCCTTGGTGTACTGGGTCAGGTCATATTCATAACCAGTGAACCCCGGCTGCTCATCTGTCCCGGCTTCTGTGACCGGGGTGATGTTTGCAGCAACCCAAACTGAATAGTCATCAATGACTTTCTGTTCAGGCTGCTTTGTACTGCGTACTTTTCCGTACTCTTTCATGCTTTTTACCGCCTTTCTTGATATGATCTTTATAGTACCTATCAGCATAAGGCTGAATTGGTTCAATATATTTTTTAGACAATCGGCTGCTATCACAATATTTCAACCAACCCTTATAGGAATTGATTGCACACCATTCTGAATAGTTCATTTCCTGATTGCCTGTTATGCTGCTACCTTTTTTCGATACACCAACCGACCGCCGATACGCCGACTACGAGCAGAAGAAGCATCATTCAGATACCAATAGAAAGCACCGGCATACAAGTTATCATCCCAATCAGCACCCAATTTAGCGACACGCCAACCAGTACCGTTCTGATTCCAACAGTAATCACCAACAGGAAGTGCAGCGTTTCCGTTGAACTCACCCGGTAAGAACAACCAATCAAAATCTTCTGAATAACAGAAAGCGGAAATATAACCGTTTCCATACTTTGCTGTCATTCCTGTATCTTCATAAGGTGCTGCCTTAATGTCATCAGCAAAACCATGATCTGCAACATAGGTTTCACACTCACCTGTAGTTGCGTTCGCATAGTGATTGATGCCGTCAATCCACCACCAAATGTTGCCCCAAAAGTTTTCCTCACCACGGTATGACACAATCTGAATACCGTTAGCGTTGACAACTGAACCTGATGCATTACCAAGGGTAATTGTTGCACCTGTGTTTTCTGTCATTGAAGTCTGACCGTCATCAGTCTTGGAATTGGAAACAGCATTGTTACCAATGACAGACTGCATATTGAAGGTTGCATATTCAATCAGCATAAGCATCTGTGAAGCGGATGCCGTCTGAACAACACCCTGTTCCCAACCAGTACCACGTTTTTCAGCAAGTTTTCTGATATTGACACGGGTTGCGTTCTGTGTAAGTCCTGAAAGTGGTTTTGCATTAGCAATACTACATAACATATCAGCAGCAAAGTCAGCAACCTGTGAATCATCAAGAATGTACGCTGATGCAGATGCATCCCAAAGTGAACCTTCAAAGGCTGCAAGATATGCAACATCATTTTCCTGACCATTTACAATGAACGCCGGATGAAGTTTGAATCCCGCCTTTGGTGTATCTGATACATAGTATCTGATTTTTCTTGTGATTGCCCCCTTGGTTCTCTTTTCAGTTTTAAGCGGTACAACCTTGTAATAAAACTTTGGCTGTTCAACCATTACCTGAACGATTGTCCCGGCACTGAATTTCAGGTTTTCATCAGGTGATTCAGTACCTACCGGGTTACGGTCAACCGCCTGTGTCAGTTTTCCAGTAGTGGAAAATCCGGCTTCACCGTAATATGCAGCAACACGCCCGTCATCGGTAAGGTTGCAACGCTTTCTACCACCAAAGGCATTGATTCCGTCAAATCCTGAACCCGCTGAACGGTTTACTGCCCCGGCAAGTCTTGTGAACTTTTTGTTTTCAAAATCCACTTCAACACCATAAATGTCACCGTCTGAATATCCAACAAAGGCTTTCAGATCAGCAATTTCTTTTTCAAGTGCCTGAATGTCACCAACCGTTGCATACGCACCCGGACTGACCGCAAGTGATACGCTGTCAGCGTTTCCTACTGTGGTATATAACTGTAAGTATGCAGCCGATACCGTAACACCGTTATATGGTGGCATATAACAGTTATTTGACTTTTCAATGCAGACTGCATACAGGATTTCACCCTTGTCAGGGTCAACGGCATATAAGCCAAGTGTACGCATATAGTAACCTTCTTTCAGGTCTACATTGGAATATGCTGCATCAATTTTAATTGCAACCTCATTTGTGCGGGTAACCTTGGATACAAGGGTTGTCTGCTTGATGTTGCTAAGTGCGGTCAATGCCTGTAACTGACTTTCAGTGTACTGGGTACTGGAAGAACATACTTTTGTAAAATCAATGTTTCCTGACCCGGCAATCATCTTTGCCATAAGTGCCTGACCATTGTTTGTGATGTAAAGTTTTGAATACTCTGCCATCTTATCATTCCTTTCTATGTTGTTTTTATCTCAATGAAGTCTACCTGAACAACGCCGGATGCTGCCTTTGCATCCATATCTACCCGGATTGTTTCATTAAAATCTGTTAAAATGGTTACCATTGCGGTATCTGTTGCCCTACCACCAAAGTTCACTGTACCCTGAACACTTACTGTTTCCTGACTGTCATTTGTGATGTTCAGCATTTCAGTCTGAACAATCCCACCACCAAAGACTGATGAACCGTTCACATCAAACACTTCCCGGAAATCGTTTGTGATAATAAATTCATTGATGAAGCAGATGCCACCACTAAAAAGAACAGCACCTTTGATGTTGCAAGGGATGCTGTTCTTAGATACAACCGCAAGATTTTCAGGAATCATTGTGTTTATGATATTTTCCAGTTCTTCCACCTGACCATATAATTCAAGGTCAGTGTCAATATACAGTGTGTACCCGGTCTTGAAATCACCAGTCACTTCAAAATCACTGTCACCGCAAAGGACAAGCAACTTTTGAAGCAACACTTGGAAAGTGTACGGGATTGTGTTAAACCACTTGCTTTGAACCCTTGAACGCCTTGATTCAAGGGTATCATCAGCAGTTGGGTATATTTTCAGCATCTTTTCAAATCTGCTGATTCCATATTCATCAGCGGTTGAAATGAAGCGGTTACGCAAACATCTGTCAGTTGCCGACCACATCAGACTAAATTCAGGGTTTTCCGCTTCAAGTGCGGTAACGGGTTCTTTGTAGTTCTGCATGAATGGCGGTAAGTATGAAACAAGGTCAACTTCTCTTATCATGCAGAAACACCCCCTAACTTTGGTATGCAAAATTCTGTCAAGGTCATATTGCTTGCCGTGCCGTTCAGCTTTGTCCCAGTCACATCCACCACACCATCAACGCCAAGGATGCGGTTTTCAATCTGCAATACCCTGACAATGGTTTGTGATGTTTCTGACCAGTTCTTTCTTAATTCCAAGAAGTACGCATCAACTGCTTCTGCAATGGCTGCCTTGGTATTTGACCAGTTGTGACCTTCTTCAAAGGTTACCGTGGTCTTGACCTCAATACTGACAGGTGATGCACTTGCAACACTGACCACATGACCGATTGGTGCAAGTCCGTAACCTTCCCCGGCATTTTCTTCCGGGTCAAGTGTTTGCTGAACGTATTGAACAAGTGTTGAACTTGCTTCACCATAATCATCTGAATCAGTAATGACTACATGAACAGTACCACCAACCGTCAGTTTCTTGTCCTTGGCTGCATTATATACGGCATTAAGCCACGGTTTGACTACTGCCGGAACGGTTGAAATGATTGATTCATACCAGTTCTTGACCACGGTACTGACGATCATGTCAGCGGGTCTAATGTCACCATTCCAAACACGCTTGACCTTACATGACCCAACACCTTCAATGCCTTTGACCTTTGCCATGTAATCAGCATGATTACCACCAAAGGACTGTTCATTGAAACTGTCAAAATAACGCTGTCTGAAAACTTCTGTATCTTCTTCATCTTCACCGGGAATCAATACGCTTGTCAGGCTTGCCGTCTGCAATCCGTCAATATATTCCATTGGTATCATATCCCCAAGATACTGATTGCCAACAACACCTTCTGTTTCACACTGAACCTTGTATGTTCCTGGTGTGATCTGTTCAGTCACAACATAGTTGATTTCACCAATGTTGAAACGCTTTCCAGTAACATCAATGTTTGTTGGTGTGAACTCACCCTGTAAGATTGCCTTGGTTGCGGGTTCAGGTGAAAGTCCCCTGTCCTTTGCAAGCAAGATCAGAAATTCCCTTGCAGCAGTATCACCGTATGAATTTTTTATCAGATATTCCAACTCAATGTATAAAATCTGAAATTCAATAGCGGTTGCACTATGCAGATCATAAACAGGGGATGACGGTCTTTTGTCAAATTTGTCAGATACCCGGTTCATCATCCTTTCAAGGATAATGTCATAAGTCTGATCTTCATACATTCTAAATCTTCACCCCCTTCTCTGCTTTAATATCACCGTAAATTGTTTTTACAGTAAAATAGGCATGAACCACACCCTTGACCGTCAGGTCAAATTCAAAGTCGGTCACGCCCGTGATTCTTTCATCAACGGCTAACGCTTCACTGATTCTGCGTTCTAATTCAGGGCAAACCCAAGTGACAGGTTCACCATACAGGTCAAGTGTTTCAATGCCGTAATACCACGGATATATGATGTACTGATACCGTTCTGTTTGCAGTGTTCTGAAAATCATCTGCTTCATGGCATCCTGTTCATCCACAAGACCCCTGACTGAATCACCGTCTAAATCCATTTTATAAGTTAGGCTTGGCTGTGTTTCAATTTCAAAATCTTGGTCAAGAAAACCAACTGTTGAAGGAATCATTTGCCTATCCTATCCACAACAATGAAGCGTTGACCTTCTTGCTGTCTTATCAGGATAACTTCATCACCAACCGCCAAGCCATTGTGAATGATGATCTTCTTTTTTCCTGTAATCTTGTGAGTATGTGCAAGGTTCTTTGACCCTGTGTTCAAGTCAATGTTGCCACCGCTGCCATTGTCACCTTTTACAGTGTGGTTGTGGGTGGAAAGACTGCTTTCAGAAGTCCAGTCAACTGTTACCATTGTGCTGAAATCCGTCACATTTCTTGAAAGAATCAACTGTTTTTCACCCAGTATCATCTTCTGTTCAACATTGATTTTCAGCGGTGAAGCACTCACAACTTCACCAAAATATACATTTACGGGTTTCCCCGCTTCAACCGCTTCAACGGCTGCCCTTTTCAGGGTATCAACAAGTTCATTTGCATCAGGCAACAAATTCACCCCCTCTAAGTGTCAAATCCATCCAATGTTCACCTTCCTTGTAGGTATGCTTGCATTTTTCAACAAGCATCCAGTTTTTCAGTTTCACATCACCAAGGTCAAGGTTGATGACAACCATTGAACCCGCCCGCACTCTGTTGTCACCTAAAGCGTTGGTAATTTTCAGGTTACGGGTCTTTTTGTTATATAGTTTCAAAAGGGCATCTGCTTTTGCCTGACCGTTTTCACCTTTCTGCAAGGTGTCAAAATACTGTAAGATACCCCACTTGTTAATGTTGGAAGAATCCTGTGTGATGTAAACATCACGTTTTCCTGTGTCCTTGTTATCATAGGTCAGTTTAATTTTGTTATATGTGTTTTCATCAATAGATGAAGTATAGTCAAAGTTTTGCCCGGTTTCTTCATCAATCATCAGATACGCACCCGGAACACCCACATACATAGATGACAGGCTTTTCAGGGTAAGTTTCCCAAAGTCATCATATAACACATACATTTCCCCGGTATTGGTCAGTGTCAGGTCAAGGGCATTTGCTATCATTTCAAACAGTGAAGTATTTTCTTCAACCCTTGATTCAATGACATACCCGGTATCATCCAGTGTGCCAAGGTTCAGGGCATAATCATCTGCAATCATTTTCACAAATTGGTTTGCCGTTTTTCCTTCATAGACCTTGGTATCTTTATTTTTTAAGTACCGCAACTGATCGTAGGCGGTGACAGTAATGATTTTGTCCTTGGTTCTCTGCTGCTTGAACACAAAACCAAAGAATACATTGTCACCGTCCACCTTCATCCTGACTGGACTACCTTCTGAAAAATCAAGAATGTTGTCATACAGGACTTTGAAAACCAGTTTGCCGGGGGTGTTTTTTCTTTCTGTTGACCATTCAATACCTTCCTGAACAACAGGCTGATATACTTTTGTTCCTGATTCATTCCCAACCAGTAGTTCAACGTACATTGAACAACACCCTCTTTCTTATGCTGCCGGAATGGTCAAAACCTGTCCCGGATAAATTAAGTTAGGGTTGCCACCAATGACACCCCTGTTTGCGTTGTAGATCACGGTGTATTTTGCACCGCTGCCGTAAAACCGTTTTGCAATGTTCCACAAACAATCACCACGCACAACCGTATAGGTCTGTGCTGCTGCCGGGGCGGGTGAATTGTTGGTTTCCCGCTTAGGCTCTGCACTCGCCTTTGGCTTGGATGCAGCAATTTTGATGTTGACTGTCTTTGTTCCATAGTCCCGGTACTGTTTCAGATTGAACTTGACTTTGAAGTCAAACCCGTTCTTGGCATCCTCTGAAATTTTGTAATCTTCCAAAGATACTTTCATGTTCGTGTTCAGCAGTTTTTTCCTCACCGGGGTCTTTCTGCATACAATGAACTGGAATGTCTTTTTGCCTGTTTTCAACCCTTCAAAAATATCAAAGAAATACCCCGCTTCTTTGAAACCATTCTTATACACCGCATAAGGATGTTTTACTTGCGGGATTTCTGCTTCAAATTCAATGTCGGTCAACCCGGCTTTTTTCAAGATATTGATTTCACCTTCATTTATCAGGTTGACCGTTTTGTTATTACCATTGATTTTGATACTGATTTTTTCAGGGGTGACAGGAAAAAGGCATTTGTCAAAATACATATCATATCCGCTTCTTGCCATTTATTCATGCACCCCTTCCGTCATATTGTCTACCGCTTCATTGACTGAATCTGTCAGTTTGGTCATAAAACCATCAATGTCATCACCGCTGTTCACGGTGTTCTGCATACCTGACATATCAACATTGATTTCAGCGGTTGTGAATCTGTTAATTGCTTCTTGTTCTGCAATGTCACGCAAATACTTCAAATCTTCTTCTGTAACATCCAAAGAATCCTTGATTTTGCCTGTGTTATCGTCAATATTTCCAATGCTGTCACCCACGCCTGAATTTGCTATTGCATCATTGAACCCTGATGTGTAATCACCCACATTAGGAATATCTGTCTGACCGAATACATCCGACAGACTAAAGTTTGAAACCTTATCAGCAATACTGCCACTCCATGCTGCACCCGCATTGAACGCATCTGATACCCAACCATTCTGAAATGCATCAAAGGTTGACATTCCTCCATCAAACGCATCACCGATTGACTGGTAATCTTCTTTGTTTCCGGCTGCTTCACTTGCTTTAGCTGCATAGTCATCCGCTGCTGAACTGATACCTGAATAATCAAAACTTACAAACGGCAACTTGTTCAAGGCTGCTGCTATGTTTTCAATTACAGAACAGGCAGTTGACAACAGGTTATAAAACCATGACTGTACACTGCAAATTGCATTGTGAAATGCCGTCATCATATTGGATGCAAGTGCTGCAATGGCGTTACCAATACCCAAGGCAATGTTTGCCACGGTAAGACCCAAATTCTTGAAGAACTGAATTACCACGTTCACACCGCCTGTAATAACACCGAATCCTGAATTGGCAATACCTGTCATCTTGGCTATTGCTGAACATACCGCCATAATTACCGCAATAAGTGCAATAATCAGCACGATAATCCAAACAACAGGACACGCATACAATGCACCGTTATAACCCATCTGTGCAGCAGTTGCAGCCATTGTCTGACCCGTAAGTGCTGCCATAACACCGATTTTTGCAGACATTGCTATTGAATGAATTGCTGTTGCAGCAGCAGATGCAATTTCTATTCCTTTTACAATGCCAAGGTATGCAGCATACACTGCCAATGCACCAATAACACCGTAAATGATAGGACTAACCACTGACCAGTTATCAGCAATAAAACCGCCAACCGTTCCGACAAGTTCAAAAATGTTCAATACGATATTTGCAAGTGTTGCCATTGCTTCAATAGCACCCTGAATGAAAGTCTGAAATGCGTCACTATTGGCTAAATCGTTCAGCCTTTGAAGAACTGGTTGAAAAGCAATCAGTGCGGTATTCTGCATAGACTGCCACATCTGCCCCCAAGTCATAGGCATTGATTCAAACTTGCTGTTAATGTCATCAGCAGCAGCAAAAATTGATGCCTTTACAACATCCGCTGAAAGTTCACCATCTGCTGCCATTTCCCTGATTTTACCAATAGGCACATCAAGATAATCTGCAATGTTCTGAATCAGGTTAGGTGCTTGTTCAAAGATACTGTTCAATTCATCACCACGAAGGACACCTGAACCAAGTGCCTGTGATAACTGCAATTCTGCGTTTGCTGCTTCCTGTGTGGATGCTCCGGCAATGGTCATCTGCTTTTGAATCAGATCAGCAAAAGCAACTACTTCTTCCGAACTTCCAAAAGCATCCTTTGCGTTGTTACCAAAACGTGCAACAACATCAGCCATCTGACTGAATGAACCTCTTGCATCCTGTGCAGCAGCATATACCATGTTGACAAGTTCAGCGGTTGTCTGAACCCCGTCATTCATCATGTTCAAACGGGATGTTGTCTGAACAAGTTCGTCTGAAATGTTCAGTGCTTTCCCAACTGACTGAATACTGACATAGGCTGCAACTGCCCGTTTGATGGTATTAGTCAGTTCATTTGCCTGTTGTGTTCCGGCTGAAATTTCCTGATTGAAACGCCCCTGTTCATCCACATTGTCACGGATGTACCTTTCTGCGTTGCCAACCGTCTGTGACAAACGCAAATAGGCATCATTGGCAGCAGAAACATCCATATTCTGCATTGCCTGATTCAGTGAATTTTGTTCCTGAATAGCCTGATTCAACTGCATACGCAACTGTTCCAGTTCTGCATTTGCATTGTCTGCCCCAACATTTACCGGGTTGTTCTCAATCTGCTGAATCCGCTGCTGAATTGCAGATAACCGCTGTTGCATGGTGTTCATATCCTGAACTGCTGCATCCGGCAGTATATCCATTCCCTGTGCGGTCTGTGAAATCCTTGCCTGTGTGGTGTTCAGTGTGTTCAACATATCGTTTGCACTCTGAACTTCTTGCTGAAATCGTTCAACACCTGTTCCTGTGAACACATCCACCCCGTCAGTGTTCCATGTGACCGGGATTTCTACGGGTTCAGGGTCAGGCGGTGCAATATCAGGTGCGGTCTGTCGGCTTGCTGCCTGATTCATTGCTTCAATGGCAGCAGTTGCCTGATTGATTTCATCCCTTGCCCCTTCAATGCTGCTTGTATCAATATCAGCGTTCATTGACTGCTGCATATCATACATTGCAGACACGGCAAGGTTCACTGAACTGATGATGTTGTTCAACACTCCGCTGAATTGGTCATTAAGTTCAATACCTGTCTGAATAGATGACACCTGTTTCACCGTCCTTTCTTAGTGTTTTTTCTTTGCCCTTGCTTCTGCCTTTTTCTTTTCCTTCTTGTCATGCTCTGCTTTCAACTTAATTGAAGCAATCACAAAGGCTTTTTCCTGTTCATCCATAGCCAAGAACACTGATGGGAGAATGTGAAGTTTTAGAAGGGCATAGTAAGCATAATTTGCTTCACCATCCCCTTCTTCAATTAGTTTTTTGCTTCATCAACCTTTTCATCAAGTGACTTGGTAAATCCCTGAAACTTCTGCATCCATAACTGGAAGTCCTGCATTTCCCCGGCATCATCCACCATTGCATAGACTAAATCTTCCGGGGTCATCACACCGTAACTGTCCTGTAACTCTTTATCGTAAAGGTCAGGAAACACCGTTGACTTCACGATCATTGCCATAAGGTACTTTGAAGTAATCAGTTTCGGTCTGAATAAGTTCGGCTTGCCTGTCACCTGAACTTCAATGGTGTTTGCATCACGAAGTTCTTCATTCTCCTTGGAACTGATATGTCTGAACTCCCATCTAACAGGTGTTCCGTCTGAACCAAGAAGTGAAGCAGTAGGTGCAAACTTTTCATTTTCCTTTACCTTTTTATTCGCTTTCATAAATGCACTAAATTTTGACATTTTGTTGTTCTCCCTTCTGTTTATCAAAGAATAGAAAAAACCCCTTATATGACCTTATATAAAAGCCACACAAGGGGGTTCTGTTACTTAGTTAGTAAGAAAACCCGTGAGGTTTGCAAAAGATTCAGGCATTGAGAAGTCCTCAAATGTTCCTTCAATCTCTTCATCAAGGTATTCCCCGTCAGCATCAAATTTTGCTAACACACCACCGTCAGTGTTGCAGTCATAGAAAATGATCGTCTGTCTGCCCGCATCACTGGTTGGGTCATCATTGGTGATCTGCATTTCAAAATACACATCCTCACCAGTGTTCTTATAGTCAAGTAATGCCCGACGAAGAACTGACTGGTTATAGTGTGCCGTGCCTGAAAAAGTACCTTCCATACCACATGACTTATGACCCGCCATGATTGCACCAAGGCGGGGAACAGTAGTCTTGGTTTTCTCAACCTTTGCTTCCATATCAATCATCTGCATGAAGTTGTATCTTCTACTTCCGATTGTGATAAAACATTCAGCAAGTTTTGCTGCAATAGTGTCCCTTGCTTTCATTGTTACATTCTTCGGCATTTTATTTCACCCCTTTCTTACGCAACCGTAACCGTTTCATAAAGTTTACCCATAGCGTTCATAACGGTGATTGCTGATGTAATCACAACCGCCTTTTTGGAATCGCCCTGTGCAACCGTAACATCAGAATCAGTGAACCCTTCAATAGCACCAAGTTCCTGTAACTGTGTACGGATTTTTACCAAGTCAGACCAAAGGGAAGTTCTGCCTGATGCATTGTTTGGAACAACACCAAGATACTTAGTGTTGAAAAGAACTGCATCATCATTTCCCAACTGGTCAATAACTCTGATCGTCTGATTGTCCTTGAATACATCCCCGCAAGTGTCCGAAGTGGTCACCATAGAGTTAATATCTTCAAGCACACGGACAACGCCGTTGACCTTATGAAAAGTGAACTCACCCGCCTTAATTGCTGCTTTCAACTCATTCTGTGTGTAATTGGTATCAACGGTGAAACCGCCGTCATATTTCTTGTTCTGACAAGACTTATTGACCGCACAACCGCTTTCTGCACCAGTTACCCAGTACACAAGTGCTGCTTCTGACCATCCTGTATCTGTTACCTTGTTCTTCACACTGATAACACCCATATAATCAGCAGACAGGTTATAAATAACCAACTGGAACTTGATACCCAGTTCATCACGCAAACGATTGTTGAAAGCCACATATAACTTCTTGGTAACATCATCAGTAACCACAACGCCCATAGTGTTATAGGTATATGATTCGATTTTATCCAAGTAAGCCTGATGTGCCGTGCCGTCAATCGTGCCGTTTGTACCACCAGTTAAAGGTGTCCCGGCAGTAACAGCAAGATCAGCAGCCTTGAATGTTACATAATCGTTTGCCACAAGATCAGCAGCCTTGGCAACTGTCTGTGTGTCAACCTTAACCGTACCAAAGTAGGTTGTAACATCATACTTGCTTGCATCATCTGCATTTTTCTGAATCACAATCTTCAAATCGTTACCACGAACACCACAATACTTTGCGGTTGCGTATGTGTTCGCTGCCTTATCACCACCGCCGTTCAGACGGTATGCGTATAAGGTCTTTGCACCCATGAACAGATCATTAAGACCAAGCATCTTAGGACTGTCAAAGGCATAACCAAAAAGTTTCAGGCTGTTCTTCTGAAAATCTTCATTGGTCACTTCAAAAACTTCCCCTTCAATACCCCAGTCAAGTTCAAGGGGAATTGTTGCAATACCTCTATCAGACAGTGCAGCGGATGCAGATGCAGCCGATACAAAGTTGATATAAGCACCGGGAAGTTCTTTGTTCTGTGATGTAAATGTACCACCACCTAAAGCCATACTATTTCACCTGTCCTTTCATGTATTTTTCAACTAAATTGTCAACGGTTTTCATGGTGTAACTTTTATCTTCATCAAGAAGGGCATCCACCAAGTCCCTTCTGTTTGCAAAACGGGCAGATGCAAGAATCTGTTCCTTGCTGAACATTGGTTCAGACCTTGCAGCAGTTCCCGTTGTTGTCTTTTTTGCTGCCATAATCAACCACCTTCCTTCATATCCGTGCTTGCCGTCATAGTTTCCATTGGTGTCTGATCTTCCGTCTTGACCGTGAAAAAGTCATAATTGACAAAAAAATTCAGAACACCGTCAACCACCTGATGATTCATTTTTGAACCCCTGATTGGCTTGGTATCACCGTCTGTTGTGATATACTCCAAACAGTCATACATTCTTTCAGCCACATCAGCACATTCCCGCTGCTTCTTTGCAGACTGTGGGAAATACTGGATGCAGAACTGATTGGTACGTTCATACCGTTTGCCAAGGAAAAGGTTGTTGTTTGGGTTCAAGCAAGCAATAAAAAAACAAGGCTCTTTCAAACCTTGCTTAATTTCTTCATTGTGGATTTCATAATCATCCCCAAATTCTTTGTTCAGGGAACAACTGATTGCTTCAACTATTGAATTTATCATTTACCAAGTCCCCCTAAATATTTCTTGATTTTGTTTTCAAGCACCTCTGGGGCAATTTTCTGTAATTCCTGTTCAGATATGGTCATCATAAACTGACCTTTGACCCATCCTGAATGATTGGCTGTCCTGTGTCCGTACTCAACATAGGATGCATATTCAACCGGGTTCACAATTTCAATGACATAGGTGTCACCAAAATGGTTCACCGTCAGGCTGTCTGCATACCCTTGTGCTGATGCACGTTTTTCACCAGTCCAACCACGCCTTAATGTACCGCCCTTTTTTCCTGAACTTGCCGGGTACTGTCCGACAGGTGTTCTTTTGACCACCATGCGAAGCAACCGGGCAGCAAGTTCTTTTGCACACGATTCCACAAAGTCATCAGGATTTTGCAACTTTCCCAACTGCTGCTGAAAGTCTTTCAGACCTTTGCAGTCAAATCTTCCCATTCTACCCATTTACGCATATTCCTTGAACAGTTCAAGTGTAATTTCCTGATGCGTTGGGTATGTGGAAGGGACACCGCTGCGGGTGTAGTCCGTGGTCACATTGTCCTGTGTTACTGTCAGTTTTGACCCCGCTCTGATGGTTACATCCGGGGAAACAAACAACTTTGTGCTTTGCGTGATCGTTGCTGCTGATTCTGACTGAATTGCTGTTTGCAGTTTTTCAAAAGATAATCTGCACGGTTGGTCTTGTAAGACTACAACTTCTGATTCTTCCATAAGTTTTGACTTCTCATTTTTTACCTTTTGCAGTTCTGTCACCGTCAAAGTACCGAAATAGGTTGCTTCAATGGCTTTCCTTGCAGCTTTTTGTGCTGCCTGAATCTGCTTTACCATCTGATACGCCTGAATGAATTAAATTCAGCCTTTCCATAGGATAAAAGGTAATTGATGAAAGAAGTCAGTCTTTGTTCAGGGGTCATTGAACCTTCACCAGTTGCAAATACTGTGTTGGTGTCCCCTGTCTGAATCTGCTTGACAGCATAATCTAAATCAAACCCGGTAAGATCATCAGGTGCAAAGGTTTTCTTGGAAAGAAGAAATTCACCCACCGCCATATCAACGGCAATGTGTTCCAGTCCTTCCGGCACATCATTCCAGTTGATTTCATTCTTGATTGTGCTGCGTACTTTCTCAACGCAAAAGGTCAAGGCAAATTCATCATCTGCCTTGACCTCATAATCGAATGATTTCAACCGTTCTTTTACTGTATCAGTATCAAACATTGCAACCACCCTTTCCGATCAGAAATTAACCACGGGAAATAATACGGGCAATCGGAACTGCCTTGTGTTCAATGGTCTTGGTATCAGATGCAACCAGTGACCAGTTCTTGCCGTTCTCTAACTCTGTGTTAGTCGGTGAATTGGTTGCCTGACTTGCCTTAGTGTAAGAAACACCTGAAACAGAAACAGCGTGACGTTTACGAGAAATAAGTGTGTCCTCACCGCCCCTTGTCTTAGCATCACGCACCATTTCATAAGGCACTTTTGCACCCACATCTTCAAATCCAATAGCACCTTCACCAAGGATATAAGTTGTGTACTCTGTATAAGCATCCTGTGCCTTGATGCCTTTTCCTGTGTCCTCTGCAACAGCTTCAACAACCTTAGTAGGTAAAGAATCATCAATGATGACCAGTCTGCCGTTCCAAGTACCCATTTCAAGATCACGTTCAATACCCTGTGCATCTGTGTACTTTAAGTATGCAAGCAGTTTCAGGTTTTCAAGATTAGTAGCAACCGCACTGTGACAGTAAACTAACTTGAACTTCTGCTTGTTGTCACCGCAAGCCTTCTGAATGGCACTGTTCAGGGTTGTTGCATCCATCTTCATAGTGTCATCAGTGTGTTCGGCACCCGCCTGTGCAATATCATAAGTATGTGCTTCAACAAACGCTGCATTGGACTTCTTAATGTCACCTGTTCCAGTGTCTTTCATTCCAAACACACCCTTTAAGATTGCAAGGATAACATCCTGATCTACACTGTTCCAGTAGTCATTGATCTGACTTCTTACGTTTGCCATGAAGTCAGTACCACCCGTTACATCATAACTGAAATCTGCTTCTGTCCAACCGTTCATTCTGCCGTAAGTGAATACACCCTGTTCAAAGGTGTCAGTCTTACCCGGTGTAACATTGTCAACACCGTCATAGTTCTGTGGTGTGCCGGAAAGCAGACCAAAGAACGGTAACACTGCGTAAACAGTGCCAGTCTGTGAATTGTTCACAAATGTGTCACGAAGTCGTGCATCACCAACGATTGCACGGGATTCACGCAACTTGTTCAGTTTCACGTTCGGAATCGCACTCATGTACTTACCGAACGCCTTTTCGTTAAAACTTTTAGCATCAAATTTTGCCATGTTTCAATTACCTTCCTTTCATCAAATTAAATCTGTGCATCCGGGTTTGCTTCCATGTAAGCGGTAAGTTCGTCATAACTCATTTTTGAGAAATCGACCTTTTCACCCTCACCCGGTTTCTGTTCCCCTGATGCTCCCGGCTGAAAACCTTTGAAATTCTGCTGCTGTTTGGTCTGCTTCTGTGCTTCAAACAGGAACTTAGTGTCATCACCGCTTGTCAGCTTCTCAATCTGTTCAGCCAGTCCCTTGACGTTTCCGTCCTTGTCAAGTTTGGCATCATCCAGTTCAAGTAAAGCCTTGACCGCCTTGATGTTCTTTGCCTTTGCACCTGTCAGTGCCTTTTCAACCGCAAAATCAATTTTCAACTGGTTCAGTTCGGATTCATGGTTTGCCTTGGCTGTGGCGTTCTCTGTCTGCAAGTCCTCAATCTGCTTTTTCAGGTCTGCATTGTCCCCGGCTGATGCTTTCAGGGTTTCTAACTGCTTGTCACGGTCACCGACCTGTGTTTTCAGTCCGTCAACCTCTGTCTGCAAGTTCTTGATTTCAGCAGCAGATGCAGATTTTGCATTTTCAATGTCATCACCATTGATTTTGATGATGCTGTCTGCCTGTTCCTTGGTAAGTCCTAAATCCTCTAACTGTTTTCTTGTCATTTCTATACCATCCTTTCAAATACGTTTTTATACGGGGTTACTCCCACATGATTGATTGGTTTTGTTCGGTTTACGCTTGACAACCCGCAAGAAAAAAGACACCCGTTGCCGGATGCCTTTTCTATGTGCTACTTGACCCAGTAGCCGGGAGATAATCAGGATCACCAAACCTTTCTATGACTTAGGCTGAACGTTTCCACAACCACGGCAGTATGTTTTTCCGTCTTTTTCTTTTGTACACATACAGTTGTGTACTTCATTACATTTCGTTTCATTTACTTCTACATAATCTTTCATGTTCCTTTTATCCCCCTTTCTGACCTCATATAACCGCCATATAGCAATTATTACAGGTCTATTGATAACTTGTTAAGGTATGAAAAAAGCACGGCTATTTGACCGTGCTTTAACAACTAAATCTTTTGAAATTTTTATCCCTTCCCATATCGTTCATTAAAATTTCATCATGCTTGTCAGATGCTTTTTTCAGTAAAATATTTTTTTCTGATTCATCAGCACATTCACGTGCCTTTTTCATTAGTTCCTGATACTCTTTAATTAGTGTATCTCTTTTACTTTGATTCTGCATATAACTTGCCCCCTTAACACTTCCGCATTTTCTTCCAAGTCATCAGGTGAATATAAGTATTCTTGGTGTTTCTTTAAGAAATCATACTTATTTTCTTTGACAACTTCCACCACTTCATAATTTGCATTTGACAAGACTTCTGCTTCAATATCATTGAATAACGATAAATGCTGAACACCGACACCCGTTTGATTGTCAACACATTCAAGTACAACACTACTTCTTTCATAACTTGAATAACCACCATAAGAAATTGCAGTGTTTACATTACTTGACCAACTTGCAAACATTCCACGTGAAGGAAGGGTGTCACCCTGAACCAATTCAGTATATTGCTGTGCTTCTGAATTAGTCACTACCATACCACGATAAATTGAACCGTCATATACAGGCATACGGTCAATACCGTCACTGATGACTTTATCAATCCCGCCTTCACCTTTCAGTATTGCATCATAATCACCACCAAAATAATTCAACAAGCTTTCTTGAAATTTCTTGGCTTCTTCATCAGTGTAACCTGTATCAACCTTGATTTGTTCAAATCCTTTTTTATTATATTCATCAAGTTTATCATTAGGTATTCTACCTGTGAAACCAGTGTCAACCTGTCCCCTTCTATCCTTCTGTAATAGTAGGTCAGTTTTGATACTGTCTGCTTTCCTAATCTGTTCATCAAGGTCTTTCAACTTAGTAGCCTGTGCAACATCATTTTCAGTAATTTCACCAAAACCATCTTCTATTGAATCAAATTCACTGAACCATTCATCATAAGAATAACCTTCTGTAATGTCACTGAATTGCTGTTTCAGGTCATCAATTTTTGTATTTTGGTCAGAAATCTTTTCCTGTACCTTGATTGTATCATCAGGCTTTGCTTTCTTCAAGTCTGACTTATCACCCTGAACAAAAGCCTTGTCCCATTCCTTATAGGTCATGTTACCCGGTACAAAGTAGGTCTTGCCTGTTTCTTCATCCCGTGCAGCACGTTCACCGACAGCATCAAATTCATCATCAAAATATGGTACTGTGGTTGAACGGCAATGAACATGAAACGGCGGTGCAGTCACACCAACCTTCCATTCAGACATATGAAAATGCTTGCCATCCATTCCACGGCATATATCAGAAGTGTGGGAATCAAGGGTTGCCACAATCTCATACATTTCAACATCCAGTTCAGCAAAACAGTCCTTTTGTGCTGCGGAACTAAAAAAGGCTTCTTCTGTCATTACCAACCGCCCGGCGTTGGTCTTGGAAGTGTTCATCTTCCGGGCAATTTCATCAATGGCTTTCTGCGGGTCTTTTCCCAAGATGATGTTTTGTGTCAGGGTGTTGTTCAGTTCATTGACCAACTTCTGACGGTTGCCCCATATCCTTTCACTGAAATTCTTGCCGTCAACCGCCCAAGGTTTATTAATGACCTTGCTGATCTGCTTGTCATCCAGTGCAGAAAAGTCCCAACCAACGCCCACGCCCTTCTGAATTTCATAGGCTGTGTGATAATAGCCGGACTTGTAAACATTCCGCATTGTGCTGTCAATACTGTCAAGTTGATTTCCAAACATGACTTCAATGCTCTGTTGGGTCTGCAACTTCAAGGCTTCCAGTCTGCTGATATGAAATCTTGCAGATGCGTTTTCAAGTTGCTTTACCCAAGTACCGTTGATTGCGTTTTCTTCACCGTACCTGATATAGTCCTGAATGTCCCATTTCAGTTCAGCAAGTTCCTTTGCCGTCAACATACGCTTTGCATCTGCAAGGGTTACCCCGTTGTTATCTGCAAAACGCTGATACCATGCAGCAATCTGACCTTCAAGGGTTTTCTGTGCCTGTCGGTACTGTTTTTCAATATCCGCATAACACTGACCCCCCCGTTGGTGTGCTGCCTGTTCAAGCAGTTCAAAACGCTTCTGCCAGTATTCTGAACTTTTCATCATTCATCACCGCCCTGACTTCCCTTTGCCGGGTCACCTTTATTGTCAGGGTCATCATCTGCACCGTCACCCTGTTGCTGTGTACCAAACGGGTCATACTGTGCAAGCATTTCTTTCTGTGCTTCTTCCTTCTGCTTTTTCAGGCGTTCCATTTCAGCCTGTGGGTCATCCACCCAAGGATGATTAGCAATGATTGTTTCATCAGAAATAAGTCCCTGTGACTTGGTGCAGTTGTCAATGATTTCTGATTCATTCATCAGCATATCACGGTTGAATATTACATCAACACCATCTTCCTGACCTTCAAAGTCACCCATTCCTGAATTAGCAAGGTGACAGTTCACAAACCAAAGAATATCATCCATTGTTGCCTGTGCTTCTGATTCTGTATCATTGGCATCTGTATCAATATCAGAATACATTGACTGAATGTTCATCTGATTCGGATTGCCTGAAAGTCTGTCATCCTTGGCATCATAACCCATTGCATTTTCAATCAGTGCTTTCTTGAAGATTTCCACAATAATCTTGTAGTTGTCTGCATTGACCGTGATTTCAAGGGTTTCAACCCCGCCCTTGGTATCACCGTCATATCTGACCTTTACCGCACCATAGGTTGCAAGGTTCTTTCTGAACTCACCCAAATTAGTACCGTCATAGTTCTTCAATACCAAAATGGTGTTCCTTGCATCCTCTTGCATATTGTTTTCAAAGTCTGACAGCATCACATTGATACCGTCCTGTAAGGACTTGACCCTTTTAATCAGTGGTGTTTCCTGTTCATTGGCTTTCAATGGAATCAGAGGAACACGCTGCCAGTTGAACATTTGCACATTCCCGGCTACATCTGTCATTGTAACGTGCGGGAAATCAGCGGTGTCATTGTTCACAACATCAGGTATCAGTTTTGAACCGTCCAGTATGAACAGGTGAACACCTGTCAGATCATACAATTCAACCTTTTCAATGTACTTGCGTTGTGTGCCATCATAAGCAACTGACACATACAGTCTGATGAAGAAATCCAGTTCAGTATGTTCAGAATCTTTCCAAAACGGCAAAATCTCATAAGCGGGGAAAAGTCTGAAAGCAAATTCACCCCGTTCATTGTAGTATGGATATAGCCAAGCAATACCGCCGTTGTATGCAGCTTTGCCCGCACTTTTCAATGTTCGCATGAACTTCTTGTCAAATATCTTTTTCAGCAGTTCAATGTATGCAGTGTTTTCACCGCTTAGTGTGAACGGCTTACCAAACAGATAATTGGCTTTCTGATTGACCATCTTTGCATACTGGTTATCAACAATTCTATTGTTTGGTAGGTTCTCAACAACTTCAAGTTCCCCACCTTCACCGATCATTGTACGCTTGCGGTGAATTACATCATGGTCACCGTCATAATACAAAAATCCTTTTATCTGCATCATTCTACGGGGTGAACACTTCCATGCTGCAATTTCCTTTTCAAGAAATTCCAAGTCGGTCATGTGTGCCTTTGCCCCTTGCAATATAAAGTTGCTAAGTTTTAATGTGATTGCATCCACAAAGGAACTGAACACGGTTCAATTCACCCCTTTCATTGCATAATAAAATCAAAACCCCTGAAAACACTATGTTTCCAAGGGTATGTGTTACTAATTTGTTTCTTTTATTCAAAAAGTAGTTATACAGGCATCATAGGCGGTCACCTATTGCAACCGCCCCGGAGTAAGCATTTGACAACCGTTTCCTACCGTCCAAAAAGAACGGTTGCTGATGCCGTGTATTCTACCCGGTAATTACAAAAATATATTATTCAAAACTAAATGCAGCACCGCCACCAATGTTTTCTGCTATACCTGTTGTTGCATCAGGTGCATCATCATGTGCGTTCTTTCCTTCTTTCTGATACCTTACCATTGCAAGGTAATAATCAGGAAAGCGGTCTTGCCAGTTGACCGGGAAATAAATGTGATTCATTACCCATGTGCTGTTAGACAAAATTCTTGAAATCTTGTTCTTTGACTGAAAGAACGGATGAATAACTGTTTTGTTACTGCTGAACTTTGACCTAAGTATTGATTCAACATTTCTTGCAAAACCACGCCCGCCATTATTTGATTCAATGTCTGCAATGTTGACTTTATCTTCATAAAGCATCTTTGCAACTGCGGGTTCTGTAATTTCCATACCGTCCTTTGTGTAAATAACATTGATGACATAGGCTTCTTTGTTATATTCCACATAGTCAATACTACACAAGAAGTCATCACCTGTATCAGCAGTATCAGTGTAATTCTTAACTGCTGAATACAACGCCTGACCGTGTTCATCAACTGGTAATTTACTGTAAGTTTTGAAGGACTGGTATAATCGTCCTTTTATATCAATAGGGTTTTGCTGATAGTTTGCTTCTGCAATATCAGCACCCATTGCTTTTCTTTTGGTTTCATAAGACTTGCGTGATAATATTTCAGGACACAACATTGAACCGTCATCCTGAACAGCCTTATACTGAACAACCTTGACCTTATCACTATAGGTTTCAATGATTCTTCCGGCAAGGTCAAGACTATGCCAACGGGTCATAACAACAATGATCTTCCCACCTTCTTCTAATCGTGAAAGCATGGTATCTGTGAACCAAGTCCAGTGTTTTTCAAGTGTATCAGCATTATTGGCTTCAAGTGCTGACTTGATAAGGTCATCAATAATCATTATTGAAGCACCAAAACCCGTTGCAGTACCAGTTGGTGAAGTAGCCAAGTAATTGTTATAGCCTTTTTCCAAAGACCACATATTCATAGCACCGTCACCACGCTTGATATTTACACCGGGGAAAATGTCAGAATAAACAATTTTATCTGCATCACCTTTTATTTCCTGAATGGTGTTTCTTACGCCTTTTGAAAAGTTCGTTGACAAGGTTTCATTGTATGAACCTGTCATAATCTTTTGGGTCTGATCGTTACCAAGTACCCATTCAACAAAGTTTCCTATGGTTCGTGACTTACCGTGTCTTGGTGGCATATTCACAACCAAAACTTCATGTTCATCTGTTGGTTCAATAAAGGATTGAAGGTCATCACAAAATTCATGTAAAAAGCACCTGTCCTTCTTGTAGAAGTCAGGTGCTTTAGTTCGGCAATACTGCCAAAAATCGGTTTTTGCACTTCTAATTTGTTTTTCATTGTTGCATTTAACAAGTTCATTGAGAAGTGCAAGATAATCCGTTTTATTCATCTGCAATACCTAATTTTGCCTTTAGTTTACTAATTCTTTCATCCAATTCATCATCTGTCATGGATGAAGTGGTGCTGATTTCACCTTCAACAGAAACATCCCTTTTATCTCTCCATTGTTCAGGTCTGCGATTCTTCAACCAAAATATCTGTGCTGTGGTATCACCCTGAACTTCTTTTCTGACAGTCTTGGTCACTTCCATGTGTGAACCGACAACTTGACCTGTTGACGGGTCATAATCAAGTACCCTTTCCTTTGTCACTTCATCATAGGAATAACCTAATGCCCTTTTCAGTAAAGCATTTTCAACTTGAATGTCAACAACTGCCTTTCCCCTTTTTAGGGTGTCAGAAATGTCAGAATACTTTTTTTTCCATTGTGACAATGTTTCTCTTGATATTCCCATATTTGAAGCAATTTGTTCATCTGTCAGACCGTCCCTTGCCCATGATTCCAGTTGCAGCAAACCTTCTTCTGTCAACCATTCTTGATATTTTCCTTTTGCCATTCAAAGGTTCACCCCTTCCTTTCTCATTTTTGGCATAAAATAAAAATTGCAGATAATTCTTAATGAATTATCTGCAACCCAGTTTTTGCAAGTTTAT